CCGATGTCGGATCGATGTCGAAATTGGCTGCCGGGAAACAATCCGGCTTCGTATGCGAGCCGATCTTCGACGCCTTGCGGCAGCGTCACTCCCGTCTTCGATCGTTCGCCGTAGCCGATCTGATTTACGTCGATGGCGCGTCCGAGCGGGTGATAACTCGCGTTATGCGGTCGGTCGCCGAGCCCGCCATGAGACGGGCCGATGCGTCCGCCGGCTTGCTCGTAGGCGTTGACGAAATGCTGGAAGTTCGCGGCATACCGCTTGTCGACGTCAAATTTTGCCCCGCTCGGCGAAGTGATCCTCGTGATTTCGACGCCTCTGCCCGGCTTAGCGCCGGCCGCCGCCATCGGATCGCGATGATGAAAGCCGGGATCGCCGGTCAGCGGTGTCGTCGCCGCAGCCACGCCGGACGGCATCGTGTCGCTGCTCGTCGCGACCGCGCCCGGCCCCGCAAGCTGATGCTGGAATTTCGTGACGCCTCCCGGCCACCCGCGATTGAGGCCGCCCGGATCGTTCGCGGCGCCGACAGGCGCATAGAACCGTGACATGCCGGGGATCGTCTGGCCGCCGCGCTGATAATTCTTCGCGATCGTGGCCGCCGCGGCGTTGATGCCTTGCTGGACCGACGCGAAGCTTTGCCCGGTTTTCATCCCGGTTCGCGGGTCCATCAGGCCCGCGGGATTGTTGCGCTCGCGCAGCATGGCCGACGTACCGCGGCCGGTTTCCTGCGCCATGATGCCCGCGACCAGCGAGGCCGGGACCTTGTTGGCGCGCGCTGCATTGACAACCGCGTCGTATTGGCCGGCAAGCGGCGTGCCGGCGAACATCTTGTCGAACGCCGGACGGTTGAGATCGCCGCCTGCCGCCGCTGCACCGCCGCCGCCGCCGGTGTCGGTTGGAATCTCTCCCGCGGCAGCCGACGTCGCGTCCGCCCACGAGCTTCTCCCCGGCCCCGCTGGCGGCGTCTCGCCCGCGCCTGGGCCTACGCCTGGGCCAACGCTCGGCGCGCTCGGCGCACTCGGCCCGCGTGGCGCGCTCGGCCCGCTTGGCATCGGCATGCCGCCGCGGTTCGTCCCGACGCCGGGAAGGCCGGCGAGCCCGCGCATCATGGGCGCGCCGCCGAGCAAACCCATGGCGCGCGTGGCGGTTGTTGCCGTGCCGCCGACCGCGCCGCCGACACCGCCGCCCAACCCGGCCAGCGACGGCGTGCCGAGCGCGCTGATGTCGGGCGGAAGTCCCAGGATGTCGTTGAGCCGCTTCAGTTGCTCGGTATTTTCTTCGGTCGCCTTCGTTTGCTCACGCTGCACGTCTTCGCCGCGCAGAGCATCGACACCGGGCCGGGCATTCGCCAAGCCACCGACATAGCCTGCAAGACGCCGATCCTCGATGTTGGTCGATGCATAGTCGGTGCTCAACAGACCGGAGATGCCCGGTATTCGCGGCGCGCGGCCCGGCAAGAAGATGCCGCCTTGATCTGGTTGCGCTGCGGGCGTCTCGGCCGGATGCCGGAAACCCCAATGGTGCGTTTGCGCCTGCGCCGGGGCGCGAGCTTGAGACCATGCGTCGCCCAGGATGTCGGGTAATGACGGCATGCCCGGTAACTTCATCCCCGGCAGCAGCGACAATTCCTTCCGTCCCGGCAGGAAGCGCCGCCACGAGAGAGAGCCAGCCGCGCCGCCCACCGCGCCGCCGGGAGTGCTGCCTTCGCTTAAATAGTCGACGAGGCCCCCGCCCGGAATCCCCATCCCGGTGAGGATGCCGCCGAGTGATGGCGTCAGGTTATGATGGGTTTTCAAAAAGTCTTCCAACTTCTCCAAATTTCTGGCGATGAAACCTGTGACCGTCTCGAGTTCGTTCATTAATTGAAGCACGACGCGCGACGATCCGGCCATCGAGTCGAACGCATCGACTATGTGTTGGATATTCGTCCCGATCCGCGATGAGACCTGCAAGAAGTTTGAGGCCGCTTCGAAACGCGCGTTATACCTTTTGACTTCTTCGTCGGACGCCGCGGTCAAGGTCCCGCGGTAATTCATCAGCGCCTCGTCGGCCGCCATTTGCAGGAAGCGTCTGCGCTCGTAAGCGGCGCGCTCCCATGCTTGCGCTTCGGTTTTCCCCATCCGGATCATGGCGTCGTGAACGTTCTGATTCAGTTGGTTGCCCATATCCCGCACGCGATTGAGATACTCAGGCAAATCCTTTGCGTTGCTCAATTCGCGGATTTTCTCGGCCATCGCGGTGGCGCTTCTTTCGCCGATGCCGGCCTCGACCATGAGGCTCTGCCGAAATTGGCTGTAGACCTTGGTGAGATCGACCATGCTGCGCGTGCCGCCGATGATGATGGCGTTCGCTTTGTCGGCGCTGATCCCGGCTTGGTCGAACTGCTCGCGCAGCCCTTGAATTGTCGCGCTAGCGACGCCGATCGATTTCGAGAAGGAGTCGAGGGCGGCCATCTGGGTCGCGAATTCCTTGAGGTTCGAATATCCCTCCTTGACGGCGTAGCCGAACGCGAGCACCGCCGTCGCCGCGCCGCCGATCCCGCGAATGAACGGCAGCATCCTTTCGGTCGCCGCCTTCATGTCTTCGCCGATCGGCTTGAAGTGCTCGCCGAATTTCTTCGCGTCTTCGCCGAGTTGGCGGAACGCTTCCTTGTTCTCGCCGCCGCCGAGCTTCTTGACGCCGTCGAGAATTTTCTGCAGCGGGGCCGACGCTTCGTCGACCAGCGTGACGCGTAGCTGCAGTTCCTCGTATTCAGTTGCCATCGTCACTCGCCGCGTATTGGCGGCGACGCTCCGCTATCTGTTGCGTGCGGTAGATGTGCATCTCGATCTCCGAAAGGGGGAGCGCCAGGAAATGTTCGGGCGGCTGGTGATACCACTGCGCGAGCCAGTAGCAGTCGAGGACCAAGTCGTCTTCGTGCGCTACCACGCTTCCGGCTCGGGGAGAAAAAAAGGCCGCAGCCTGTACGCGCACGAAGCCCAGTCGCGCGGGTCCAAACGATCGAGCATCGGCGTCAACACGCCGCTGAGCGCGGCCATCATCAACGTCATCTTGCGTTCGTCGATGAGGATGTCGCCATTCTGGTCGATCCGCACCGGCATCCCTGCGCGGTTGATGTCGGCGCCGGTCGGCTCGCGAAACGACAACTCGTGGATTTCCTCGTTCTTGTTGTTGGAGATCGCGCGATGCAGGAGCTTGACCGTGACCGGCCACGTTTCGGTCGGCGCCGCTGGCGGCGCGGGTGCTGGCGCCGCTTCGGGCTGCTCGGGTGCTGGCGCCGTGTGCGCCACGGCTGGCGCCGGACGCCGCGGCTGCTCGGCATCCGGCTTGACGAAACCTTCGCGCTGGCCCGGCGGGTGCGTCGTCGTTCGCATATCCATGGCGATCAACCCGGTCCGACGATGTTCATTTCAAGGCAGTTGACGCCCTCCCACCGCACGCGCACTTGACCGTCGCGCGTGTTTTCTTCGAGCGCCGCTTTGCAGCAGGCTTCCTGCAGCGAATAAGCCTTGCCGTTTGCGAGTTGCGCGATGACCGTGATGTTGACCTCGGCTTCCAGGTCTTTGAGGTTGATGTCGGGCGTGCAGGAGATATCGCCCTCGATGTAGGGCACGCGGGGAAGCTCCTGGTAGCCGTGAACGCGATCTTGCCCGGCGATCATGGTGCGCTCGACGATGCTCGGCGACACCGTGAAATTGCCGCGCAGGTTTACTTGGGTGCCGCCAACGATCAGGATGGCGATTCCCGCGAACCTCTGTGCCATGTGCGTTTTCCTTCGTTAGAGTTGCGCGCGGTTACGCGGTGCCCGGCAGGATGCCGGTGACACCGACTGGGGCGGTGGTGAGGACGTCGACACCGCGGTCGTATTGCAGGCGGAATTGCGCGAGGACGGCGAAAATCCGAAGCTGATTGATCAGGTCGGGCGGGTAGAGCACGTTGACCCGGTTCGGATCGTTGGGGTCGCGCTCGACCAGCAGGTTGGCCTGGAACGCCGCTATGTTCTCGCAAAGGCCGTTGTACTCGTCGATCGCGTACTGCACGAGCAGCGCGGCCTTGATCATTGAGGGCGTGACGATCGCTTGCCCCGGCCCGAAGCGCGTGCCGTCGTCGGCGAGCTTGCACCGCGGGTATTGCGACGTGATGACTTGACGCTGATTGCGCAGGAGCGCCGCCAGCGTTGCGAGCGTGGTCACCAACTCATAAGCATCGTCGCTCTGGCCGTAGAGATTGAGTTGGTAGGTGGTTTGCTCGCGCGCGATCATCGGCTGCCCGTCGCTGCCGGCTTTCTGGATCGCGAGGCCGTTCAAAGCGAGCCCATTCAACTCGTCGAAGTCGAACCGCTGATGCAGCGGCGCGAGCTTGATCTGGTTGAGCGAAAGGGTCTGCAGCGGTCGCGCCGGGTCGTTGACCAACGCGCGTTGCGCCTTGGCCGTGTAGGCCGCCGTCCACTCGAATGTCGGCGACGGGCTCGCGACCTCGACTGCCATGATCGACAGGACGCCCGAATTCTGCGTGTTGCCGAACGTGATGAGGTTCGCGTAGGTGTCGCGCTTGGCTGAGAAGAGGTGACCGAAAAG